GTATTTTTAAATTACTAACGTCATCATTTCCTAGACACTCTCTAAGAAAATGCAATCTATCTATTCTTTGAAACTTATATGTCTTTTCGTTTATCAAAATTTAAATCCCTCATAATTACCACCTGCTTTTGTATTATCAAAAACAGGAACATCATTACCCGTATCTTGTAGTCCTTCTTGTGCATCACCTTCTACATCAAACAATTTCATTCTCGGTCTATCTACACCTATCATAAAACGCTTGTTGCGTGTAGGGTCCGAGTATCTGTTCTTCAATTGTTTGACCATGATCTGCCCAAGTTTCTCTAACTCCTCTGTACTTATAAGAGCAAACATCAAGTCTGCTGTAGCGGGAAGGCCAAATGATTCTGAGGTATCAGTCAATTCAACATCACTGCTGTTGTAACCACTCCTTGTAGTCTGTGTTGCTGTAACTATAGGGACATCATGTTCAACTGCTAATCCTCGGAGCTCTTCTGCAATGGACTTAATGATTGTATAGGAGTTTGCTGACGAACCAGCACGGAACCTACTACTACTACATATGTTAAGGTAGTCAATAAAAATAATATCAGGTATAAAGTTTCTTTTAAGTTTGAGTTCGTTGAGGAGCGCTTTGAAGTGTCCTGCGTGTGCTGAGGCTGTCGGGTATTCTTTGACGATAAGCCTGCCTTGTATTTTTTCATTTATCTTTTGTATCCTATCTTCAAACATTTGTTTAGACAATTCTTTCAACTGTCCTATAGGCAAGTTCATTAGATTTGCGTCAATACGTTCTGCAATCCTTTCCTCTGACATCTCAAGTGTCACATACAAAACACTCTTGCCTTGTGAAATACAGTTTGCTGCCATATGACACATGAATAATGACTTACCTACACCTGTACCTGCAAGTGCTACGTTCAGTGTTTTGTTTGCTAAACCGCCTTCTGTAATGTCATTAAACATTGCAAGATCAAACGGCATCTTTTCTTCTAATCTATGATAGAATTCATATCGTTTGTCTGCGTTTTCAATATAGTCATGTCCTACGTTGTTATCAAAGCCAACCTGCAAGGCCTTTGACAACATATCAGGTAAAGCATCAGGACCTCTGTCTTTGTCCTTGCCGTCAATGACCTGAATACTGTCCATGATAGCATTGTAGATTGCTTTATCCTTACAATACTTTTCAGTCTGATCCAGTAACCATTCTTTATCAACCGCTTCTACATCAGCGCCCTGTAACCATTCACTCAACGCAGGCAGTTCGCCTTCATTGATAGTCCTATCTTCTTCAATAGAAATAGCTAGTGCTTGTTTTGTAGGAGCCTTGTTGTACTTGTCAGCATAGTCCTGAATTTTACGAAGGAGAGTTTTACTCTCACCTGTAAAGTATTCCGTTTTTAGAAAAGGAATAGCCTTTCTGAAATATTCATCATCAGAAAGTAGGTTTCCTATAATTATGTTGTCCAGTCTTTCTTGCATTTAGAATCCTTTTACGAATCAATTCAACTGATTCTTCACGTAATTGTTCTTTAATAGTATAGTCTGCATTTTCAGGTTTTACAAACATTCTATTAGTATCATTATAACGACTTATGTCCAAAGTGTCAAGGAATATTGTATAGTCAGAATTAAATACTTTTCGAGTCTCAGGTAGAGGACAAACAAAGTCTGCTATTGCAATACGTCCAAATACCGCTTCACAATAAGCAAGTCCCCGCATACGCATTGCTTGACGGAACCTTGCATCTATGTCAAATTCCCAATCATCTACTGCTTCACGTATAAAGTCTGCATTGAGATGCACAAAGTCAGGTTGTTCGTGGCATAGTCTTTCAGCTAACCAAGTTTTGCCTGAACCTGGTAACCCGCAAATAAGAACGATCATTTGTTCTCCTATGGTTCTCTAAGATATTCCAAATCTTCTTGTCTAATTTTTGTTGCACTAATTTTTTCTATCTCCTCACCCAGATGCTCCTGTGTGATACTGTAACCTACGTTGCGCCCATAGGTAATATCTACAATATTAGGAACAACTGTAATGATATAATCTGTACCTTCTTTGAATTCAGCCTTACTCAACGCCTCAATGATAGTATTTCTTCTCATTCCCATCGCATAAGGATTGTCTTTATCGTTAGGCATATCCCGTATCATAATACACACCTGACCTGTCTTAGCGTGGGCTCGCTTAAATAGTTCAGTGTGTCCGTCATGCCACGGTTGCCACCTACCTAGTAGCTGTACTGTTGGTTTTTTTGGGTCAAACATTATACCCACTCCTTGGCGTGTTCGCCATATACTTTTTCAATACAGGCTTCGCACAGAAACAGTTCTTCTGAATCTGTATGAAAACACAATGCCTGGTCGCCTTGCCAAATAGTTATTTGACAGCGATCACATACTCCTTCAGGCTTCTTCGACTTGCCCGTAGGCTGCTTCAATATCTTCTTCAGTAACTTCATCACGCATTATCCCGTCAACGCTTGAAATGGCGTATCTTTTGTTAATCCATGCCAAAAAGGTTTCGTCTTGTAGTACAGGCAACCAAAACTCTTTAGTATAAGTATCCTTAATACGATACTTCTTATCTTCTACTTCGCCTGTTGCTACATCAACCTTTGAATACCAACCATTGCTAGGTTTGACTACATGACCTGATGCTTGTGCCATGTCAAGGAGACCTGACCATTTGCTGATACCACCTTCAAACGAAACCTCAACAGGAATCTTAGACTTCTCACGTACAAAGCGAGACTTCTCAACATTGATAATAAAGTTATAACCCATCAGTTCAGTGCCTTGTTTGTCCTGCTGACGACCAATGATATAGATGTTGTCTGCTGAGTAGTAAATACCTGTACCGCCTGAAAGAATGTCTTTAGGGAACAAACCAATCTCTTTGTATGTGTGATTCACTGCAACCATTGGAATGTCTTTCAGTGTCAAGTGAGGAGTAACCATACGGAACAATGACTTCAACTGTTTTGCTCGAGACATATCTGCTACTGACTTACCATCAAGTGCATCATCAACCTCTTTCTTAGACGCCAAGTTACCAACTGAATCAATGATAATCATAACATGGTCACCACGTTCAATGCTGTTTAGCTGTGACATTGAATCATGCTTCAACTGTTCTACGTCTGTGAGAGGAGTATGAACCACTCGATCTTTGTCAATACCGAAAGTGTCAAAGTAAGACTGAGGAGTACCAAACTCTGAATCATAGAACAGGATAACAGCATCATCATACTTGTCCAGATATGCTTTTGCCAACAACAATGAAAATGCTGTTTTGAAATGCTTTGACGGACCTGCGAATACTGTCAGTCCAGGTGTTAGACCACCGTCTAGCCTGCCACTCAGTGCTACGTTCAATGCAGGTACTGAGGTTTGAATCAAGTCTTTCATTCCGAAAAATTTTGAATCAGTTAGAACAGATGTATCTTTGATAGTGCTGTTCTTTTTTAGTTTATCAATTAAACTCATATATATCTCCACTTAATATTTTCATATTCATTTATAATGAAATTTCTTTCTATAGTAAATCTTTCTTTACCGGGTTCATGGTCTCTCCCGGCATACATATGCGCGTCATCACCAAATCCTGCTAAAAGTATTTCATTGTAACCTTCTTGTGCTGCCTTCCACATTGCTAAAGAACCAGAACTAAACCTTCTAGGTATTTCACTCATTGTAACATTTTCAACACAATCATTTTCTTCTAGATATGTATAAAAAATATCGTTTTTCCACCCAGAACAAACAACACCGTGTTCTGTAAAATCATTTTTTACTACATTTAAACCTTCTACAATGTCTAAAGGTATAGTAGAAGGCACAGGTGTCCAATCTAAAAATATACAACGGTTATTTAACGCATATTTGTCTACATAGACATCGTGCTGTACATATACATCTGTAGCGACCAAAACATCTATATGGATAGTTTCTCTATAGATATAATTACAACCCCAGACAACACAATCATCTGGAATTTCTATACCTCTTCTGCTTTCACCATTGCCTAATATGATGGCTCGTTTATACCCCAACGTATTCTCCTTGTTGTATTATCATACAAAGCCTGTTTAAATATACTATCAGTATAACATAATTTGCTCATGTGTGTCAAGTCTTTAGGTAAACATTTGCCACCAAACCCAGGTTTACCATCTGGTCCTGGTACACTCCAGTGTGAATATCCTAAAGCAGGATCCTCTTTTAACATACACTCTATTGTATTGTAGTCCATCTTATGAGTTTCACAAATATCCTTGAATTCATTTGCAACCGCCACTTTCATAGCAAGAACAGTGTTCCTTGCTAGCTTATACATCATTGCCTCTTTCGGACCCAAATACCAACAACGCTTATTTGGTAATAGTCTCTGTAACTTATCTGTAAGTTTATAGTCACTTGTTATAATAGGCAGAATGGGATCGTCAACATCTTCTTTCCAATGTTTTTCTCTTAGGAACTCAGGCATCATAATGGCATTAGGAAATGAATCTACTTGATCGGGACCAATAGTGCTACGAATAACAATTTGTCCTCGCCATTTCCATTGCTCATAGGCATCTGTTAAAATGGAAATATCAAGTTTACCATCTTCTCCTGTAGGTGTAGGAACACATAAGAAAATATAATCAAACATATCCTCGTCACAGAATTCTGTGCCACCTTTCACAGTGTCATGGATATGTATTTCAGCTTTTGTTTTTTTAAACAAATACTCTGTGGCTGTTCCTACAAAACCATATCCCACAATTAACATCTTCATACAAATAAATCCTCAAGTGTAGACTGTTTCTCAGTGTGCCAACCGAGAGTTTTTACAATTGTATCCAATGGTTCCAAAAAAGCCTTTTGAAACATCATCTCATAATCTATGTAACTATGTATACCAAACTCTTTAGGAATTTTTGAATTGAAACCTAATATATTTTCCCGTATAGTATTGGGTTCTTTTAAGAAGATAAACTTAATTTTATCACCCTCTTGTATCTTCTCGTATTTCTCACTTATATTAAATTCTTTCAGATAGTGGTTATACAACAAACCACCTCGAACATGAATAGGACATCCTTTTGAGTAGATATTACCAACATCTCTATATTTTGACATATTGTTACACCCACGTGGAAATGCTATTTCCTCAGGAGTCATTGCTAAAAAGTCCTTTTTAGTTTTTTCCACATAATCGTGCAATGCCTTTTCATCCTGTGTCAAACAAATACGAACA